TGGCTGCTACTAGCTTAACCTCCAAACTAGCTCAAATTGTGTTGCCTAAAAAGGTAGCCAATCCTCAGGGTGTGGCTGACAGTCCCACTTACCAAAGTAACAATCCTCAGAATGTGTTAACTGTCCCCACATATACTGACCACCGTACAGATATTTTCGCCAGTCGTGCTGCTGACAACGCCAACACGTTGTTACAAAACTTGCTTGTTCAGGACCCCGATGCCTCGGCAGCCGTTAATGCTTATCTCACTACGGCGGATACCGAACCTGTAATGTATGTCAAGGATATAAACGACAAAATTGACCGAAACGGTCAGAAGGTTTTGAATGCGATTCTTGATACACTAACAACTCGTTATGACTATGCCGCAGTCGGCTTTCAATATAAACCAACCCTAAGAGCGATGTCGGAGGAGTTACGGTATATGTTGCTACTGCGAGGTATGTTGGTTGGCGAGGCTATTGTTAGTAAAGAAGGCATATTTGAAGCTATCCGCTTGATTGACCCTGTAACTTTAGAATGGTTTGAGAAAACAAATGGTCGCCTAACCCCTGAGCAGGTCCCAGCAGGGGGTGGAACGAATGTCTCCCTAGATGTGGCCTCCGTGTTCGTTTCCTACTATAGACAAGACCCGACAAAGGCTTACTCTAACTCACCTTTTGTGTCATGTATCAACACAGTCGCCGCTCGGCAACGGATTATTAACGACCTGTATCGCATTATGGTAATTACAGGATACCCTCGACTCGACATTATGGTACTTGAAGATGTTATTGCCAAAAACGCTCCTTTGGATGTTAAAGCAGACCCTGCCAAATTTACCCAGTATGTTAGTAACACCATTACCTCAATTACCAATACGGTAAGTGGGTTGCGTGTTGACCAAGCGTTTGTTCACACGGACAGTATCAAAGCGGATGTGGTTAATTCAAAAGCCTCAGGTATGACTTTGAACATTGAACCAATAATCAAAACCCTCAACGCACAAAACCAAGCGGCCTTGCGTGTGATGGCTACAACATTAGGTAGGGGCGAGAGTGGTGTAAACACAGCAAGTATCGAAGCCGCTTTGTTTGCCAAGAACGCAGAAGCCTTAAATACCCCCATCGCAGAATTATGGGAGCAGATTTTCACCTTTATTTTAAGACTGACTGGTTCGACTTCGCGTGTTGTTGTTAAATTTCGCCCTGTGGAACTTCGCCCCGCTACCGAGCTTGAAGCACAATTGGTTCTAAGGCAGTCTCGACTACTGAAGGAGTTAAGCTTAGGTACCATTGATGATGACCATTATCATTTAGAAATGTTTGGTCGAATCAGGCCAGATTCTTCCCCAATACTAAGTGGTACAGGGTTTGCGGACAAATCGGTTGTGGATGCAGGAACAGTTAGTGCGAATACCGACCCCACAGGTAGGTCTGTGAGTTCGGCAGCGGATAAGAGTGCGAAAAGTAATGCAGTTAAGTAAAGCTTAGTCTGTTATTAAGACCTCGTAGCGCAGCAGTGCTTCATAAGCTCTTGTGTCTATGCGGTCTTTCCATTTTTCAGCTTGCTGTTTAATAAAAGCTTCTTTAGCTTGTTTGTAAGCTTGGAAGGCAAGCTCAGGAGTATCAAAGCGACCTATATGTCGAGACGACCTCTCGGTACAACACTCAGCCGTAAATCTACCCCCATTCTTGGAAACACCTAAAGGGAAGTCCCCCCTATGGTTCCTGCGAGCCGTAAATAAAGTGTTTAACTCTCTTGGCAAGAATAAACAAGTGTTCTCAGAATAGACTCTATTTCCCCTCAGGAGTAAGTCTTTATCTAATTGAAAATCACCCTGACCAAAACCGATTTGATTTTGAACCCACTTGTAAAAATAAGAGTAATTTTTAAAGTTCTCACTTACGGAACACCCTATATAGGTGGGTTTCCCTTGTTGGTATTTAGAGCTGTAGCACCGTCTAAGAAGGCTTGTCCAAAGGTCGTACTCTTTAGTTGGGTTACCTTTTATATTTGCAGGGTACTCTTTACTATTTACACCAACACCAAAAACTAAATTAGTCATCTTCGAGTCCTTATTCAAGGCATTCTGAAGTGATGCAGCGGGTAGGTGAATGAAGTCTACTTTCGGGTGGCCGCCCTAGCTGCACATAAATTATACCACTAATACTAACCCCAACTGTTCAAGTTCTGTAAAATAAAAAGCCTCCGTTTGGAGGCTTTTTATCGGTCAGGAACCCCCCAAACCTTAAACTTTGTGGAGTCTAAAACGGGTTTTAAACTCCACAAGCTTTTGTTGTTATCATGGCGAGGTTTGCACACGCAACCTTATTCGTGAACGATTGTTCTCTCGTTGTTGAGCTACATGACGACTATTACCTTAGGGTAGCTCCCCACCCCGCCTCTGTCTATACCTATTCTATAATGTGATTGCAAACCAAGTCTCTTTATAGTAATCTTTACAGTATCTACACAAACTTAACAAACGTACGCCATGAAACGTATTGAACTTAATGAAAAAGTGAAAGCTCTCATCAAGGCTTCTGTCGGTGATGAGATTAACTATGACTCTGTTGCTGTCTTTGAAGCCACAGCGGTTACTTCATTACCTCTTAATAAGCGCGGCACTATTTTTGATAAGGGTCAGATTACTGCTGAGACTTTTCAAGAAGCAGCTACCATGCTAAATACAGGTAGCTTTGTTCCGTTACATACGTTACACGAGCAAGGTTACGAGATTCCCGTAGGTCGCGTGTTCCACGGTGAAGCTCTAAAAACTCCTCAAGGTTTTGACGAACTACGTGTGCTTTTCTTTGTCGATGGCACCAGTCCTCAGTTAATCAGTCGCCTTGATAATGGCACTGTTGAGGAAGTCAGCGTTGGTATGCAGTTTAAGCGTTTGCTTTGCTCCACCTGCAATGTTGACTTGATGGAAGACCCTGAATCCATGTGGTCACAAACCTGTAAAAATGGTCATGTCATGGCTATGGGTACTAACCACATTAAGCCTGACGGTGTTGCGAATTTCCGTGAATTAAGCCTCGTATCTAAAGGTGCTAGTAATGGTGCTAAGGTACTAGGTGCACAGAAGCGTTTGCTCGCTTCTGCTTACTATAAAGAAGGGTCGCAATTAGCAGCCTCTTTGAAAGACCCTGAATTTGTGCTTTTTGGGTCACCCACTAAGCCTACTGAGGAAGACCCTATGTTAGTCGCTGAACTCCAAGCAAAATTAGGTGCTGCCACTGCCGAAGTGGAAACCTTAAAAGCTTCTGTTGCCGAGCTTGAGGCTTTGAAAGCCGATAAAGTTGCTTTAGAAGCTGCTGCTGAAACAGCTAAAACTGAAGCTGAAGCTAAGTTAGCTGCTTTAGAAGCTGAAAAAGTTGCCTTAGAAGCGGCTCAAGAAGCTCAGTTAAGTGTTCGCCCATTTAAGATTCCTTTAGGTGGGATTCCTAACTTAACTGCAGCGAAGACTGATGTAACTAACCCTAATTCTGTAGACTTGTCGCATTCCAATGCTTTCAAGTCTCCAAAACGCTAACCCCCACTAGGAGAAAACGCGATGACTGCAATCGCCTCAGGTGGCGTGTCCTTAGTGGGCATTCCGCAAAATAACTTCCGTTTAACTTGCTACTTGGCTGCTGGTATTGTAGCTGCTGATGTAGGCAAACCTGTTGCCTTAGATACTTCGGCCAACAACACTGTTAAATTAGCAGGTGCTGGTGATGTAATCATTGGTAACCTAAAGACAACCTCCATTGGTACTACTGAAGGTACTCGTGTTGGTACTGTTGAGTTCAAAGGTGGTTTCACTTGGAACTTCACTGGTACTGTTGTTGTTGGCGACCAAGTTGTTGGTTCTGCTACTGCAGGTTCTGTTAAAGCAGGTACCAATCCACGTTCGTTAGTAGTTGCCGTTAACGGTACTACTGCTGATGTAATCTTCGTTTAAGGAGTAGGAAAATATGCGTCCTTTTAAAGATATTGTAAAAACTACTCCTGAAGCTATCGCAGCTTTGTTGATGGTTGAAAGTACAGGTGATTCTGCCGATAAAGGTATGAAACTTGTTAAAGATGCGGCCTCTTTTGGTTTAAACCTCCGTGACTATTTAACTTTAGCTGTGGACACCAAAGGTGGCGACAACAAGTGGAAAGGTTTTAACGGTTATGAAGCTGTTAAAGTTGCCTTAAACTTGCCACACGCGAACGACTTTGAAGCAGGTATCACTCTTCAAGCTGCCGCCAATACCTTCCAAACATACGCAGGTACTCGCGCTATGTTCCCTGAAGTTATTGATGATATGTTGAAGTTTAAAACTCTTCAAGATAACAAAGTTGAAAACATTGCTTCTATTGTTGGCCAGTCCCGTACTGTGTCTCAGCGTGAAATGATTTCGACTTACTACGAAGATGATGCTGATGACCGCAAAACCTATATCGTTAGCGAGTTAGGCCGCATTCCTGTACGTTCTGTTCGTACTAGCGAAGCTTCTGTTAAGTTCGGCAAACGCGGTAGTGGTATTGAGATGTCTTACGAGTTTGCTCGTGATGCGTCTTTAGATATTTTGACTCCGTTCGCTTCGCGTATTGCTCGTGAGTTAGAGAAATCCAAAGTTGCTGCTGCAACAGGTATCTTGATTAACGGCGATGGCACTAATGCTCCTGCACAAATCCAAAGTTTCTCGAGCTTCGGCGCAACTGGTGGTGTGATTAGCTCTGCAAACTACAAAGCTTTAGCTAAGTTCTTAATGAGCAACGCCAATGCTGGTTATGTGTTTGATACCTTTGTTGTAAACTTCGATATGTATGTTGAATTGATGTTTATGGCTCAACCTATCATTGGCGCAGGTGCTACAAGCCCTGTTGACTACATGATTGG